ATGGACAGGTTGGCTATGCTGGATGAAGAACTCGGCCTGAATGACATGGTTCAGGAAGCAAACAATAATAATAATTTGCACCGCAAAACAGATATAGAATGATTTGACTTTTCTATTGGACAGGATATAATACAGCCATGCTTACTTCTGTGTCTACTCTTTATATGCCCGGTCAGGTTATTGACCGTTCCGTTTATCAGGGTTCTACTTACCTCGGTGAACACTTCGACAATCCTCTGACCTTCGATACGGCATACACCATGCCTACGCCTACCACGGAAGCAATCAATCCTCCTACAGTTCCTGCGTCGATTGTGGGCAACAATCTGTTCATTGGCAAGGCTGACGGTTATTGGATCTACAAGATCTACAACCACAACAATCTTGTTCGTACAATTCAGATGGTGAATCAGGACTTTGCCATTCCTGTGCAGCATGATCGCGTTGAAAGCATCACGATGCCTTTCGGTGGAATAGATCCAAATCAATGTGGCCGTGGAAATGATTGTCCTGAACCTGCAACTGGAATGCTTATTGCTTTGAGTGGTGCAGTTCTCTTTGGAAGAAAGCGTAAATCTTAACCATTTAATTGTCTTGGAAATCCGCCATAACGCATTCCATAGACATCTTTAGTTCTTCCCTTTAAAGCATCATATTGTTTGTTTTCCATAATTTTAAATGGAACTTCTGCAGGTTTTTTTTCAACACTTCCCATTAATTTTTTTGAACGAGCAACAGAATCTTCAAATGCTTTTCTTTGACTTTTATTTAATTTAACAAGATCTTCTGGAACAAATTCAAAAAATACAGGATCTACGTGGTGAGTATGAAAACCAAAAAGTTCTTCAAATTGTGGCAAAGCAGGATTTTTTTGTTGTCTTAAAAATTCTTGATACGCAACTACATCAGGATGGCTTGTTTCATGTCCATGCCCACCATGATGGCTTTCAAAATCTGTTGAATGTTCTGCTGGACTAGTATATTCATCACCAAAAAGATCTGTATAAAGTGATCTATATACTTTTTTTCTTCTTCCTCTTCTTTCTAATTCTTTGTTAGAAAACTTTGCAAAAATAGAAGGAAGAGAAGACATTGCCTCAGTATCAAATTGTGATTTTGATCCCTTGAGTGATTTTGGCATTAATTTTTTAACTTCTTCATCCACCAAATCTGCCATTTCTTTTTCGCTTAGATCTGGAGCTTTCTTTGGTCTTTTTCTTCCTTCAACTTTTGCTTTTGCTTGTTTTAATGCTTCTTGTGTAGCATGTTCATAATGTCTTCCTCTTACACGACTCGTTATAATGTCAATATCATCTAGAACATCCCTACTTAAGGGATCTACATCCCTGGGATCTCTTTTTTTTGTATCTTCTCCGGCTTTAAAACGAAGTTGGGGGCTGTCTTCTCCAGCAATACTTCTACGCCATTCTCTGGCCTGTCTTAGAAGAGATGCTTGTGCTTTATGAACTTCTTCTCTAGAAGTTTCTGCAGGCCATGCAGATCTTTCTGAAGATCTACCAAGAACTGCCTTTGCATCTTCTGTGGGATCTCTGCTGACCACTTTTTCTGTTTGTTCAAGACCACGGCCAGCACCACCAGTAATTTTTAAAATTGCATCAGAAATTTTTTCTCCAGTAGATGCAATGCCTCGACCAACTCCACCTATAGCCGAACCAATTCCTTGTGTTGCTTTTCTTCCCAATAATTCTTTAGCTTTATAAGGTAAATACATAGCTGCTTCTTTCCAACCTTCATCCAAATTTTGCTGAGAATTATTGTTCATAAATGATGTCCTTTTACATATTTATATTTGACATACCTCTTTTTTATGCTACAATAGATTCATAAAGGCCCTATAGATTAATTGGCCAAATCGCCAGACTTTCAATTTGGAGAGTGGGAGTTCGATCCTCCCTAGGGTCATTGGAGATTTACATGAGCAAGAACATGACTATTGTTTTGATTACTGGTGGCTTTGATCCTATTCACAGCGGACATATTGCATATATTGCTGCTGCTCGTAGCCATGGAACTTATCTAATCGTTGGTGTCAATTCAGATGCTTGGCTTGTAAGAAAGAAGGGCAAGAGTTTCTTGCCGTTCAATGAAAGAGCCACGATCATCAAGCACATCAAGGGTGTTGATGAAGTCATTGAATTCAATGATGATGACGGTAGCGCAAAGGATGCCATTCATAAAGTCAGAATGATGTATCCCGATGCTCACATTATCTTCGCCAATGGTGGAGATAGGAATGGAAAGAACATTCCAGAGATGGATTATCACGACAGCAATCTTTCATTCATGTTCGGTGTCGGTGGAGAGGATAAGAAGAACTCTTCAAGTTGGATTCTGAACAATTGGCAAAAAGACTAAAATGAGATATCTTTCAGTTTGCAGTGGAATTGAAGCAGCAACCATGGCGTGGCATCCTCTTGGATGGACGCCAGTTGCATTTAGCGACATCGAACCATTTCCATCTGCTGTTCTTGCACATCACTACCCAAATGTTCCAAACCTAGGAGACATGACAAAATATGAAACGTGGAACCTCAAAGAAGGCGACATCGACCTACTCGTCGGGGGAACCCCCTGTCAATCTTTTTCAGTTGCAGGACTCAGAGGAGGTCTCAAAGACCCGAGAGGTGGCCTCATGCTTACCTACCTTGAGATCGCTGAACGTTTACGGCCTAGATGGATTGTCTGGGAAAATGTCCCCGGAGTCCTGTCATCCAACGGAGGAAGGGATTTTGGTTCCTTCCTCGGGGCGCTGGGGCAACTGGGGTATGGGTGGTCCTACAGAGTGCTTGACTCTCAATGGATCAGAACACAACGACATCCGAACGCCGTCCCGCAAAGACGGAGACGTGTGTTCGTTGTCGGATGTCTTGGAGACACAACCAGTGCCGCCAAGGTTCTCTTTGAGCGCCAAAGCTTGCTCAGGGATTCTACGTCGCGCAGAAAGAAGAGCCAAGAGATTGCCTTTGATTCTGGAGAAAGCACTTCAAGCAATTGCATCACAAGCCATGAAATAAGCCCGTGCCTAGAAACAACTTGTCATGATTATAGCAGAGCAGATGGATTTACTATAATTGGTCAACCTACTGGATATCGTTGGCAAAATAACAGAGATGGTTTGGTTGAAGATGGTTCTGTTGGAGCAATTCGTGCATCAACTGGTGACAGTGGATTCCATGAGATGAATCACCCATTAGTTTTGCAACCTTTTACAAAATCAAAAAGAGCTCAATCCAATCAAGATGATGAAACTTGGGTTGAAGGTGATGTTGCACCTACTCAAAATATTTTTGATACTGGTGATACCCGTGCAACTACAGCAGTAGTTCAATCGATGACTGTTCGTAGGTTGACTCCAATTGAATGTGAGAGGCTTCAAGGCTTCCCCGATAACTACACTTGCATTCCTTGGAAGAACAAGTCTGCTGATGAATGTCCCGATGGTCCTCGCTACAGGGCTCTTGGCAACAGTATGGCTGTGAACTGCATGGAATGGATCGGAGAACGCATTGCAATGGTTGACTCTTCCCGTTCTTGATGTATACTATAACCAATGACCGAGACTCGCAACCTTATCGACTATTACCACTATTGGAATCACGATGCGATTATCGCAGATCTTGACAACAAGCGTCATAATTTTTCTGTGGTATGTTGCAACATTGGTAACGATTTCAATATTGCTACCGTCATTAGAAACGCTAACGCATTTCTTGCGAAGGAAGTTGTCGTCTACGGTAATAAGAAATATGATCGTCGTGGGACTGTTGGAACCCATCACTATACTAATTTCAAACATGTACGAGATATTGATTCACTGGCCGACTATGTTGCATCGCTTGCTGGCCCGGATGGGGTTGGTAAGACCATTAAAGTAATTGGTGTGGACAATGTGCAGGATGCTAAGGATGTGAATGCTTACGAGTTTGATCCTGCAAATCATTACATCTTTGTGTTTGGCCAAGAGCAAATCGGCATTCCGCAAGACGTGATAAATATGTGTGATGACATTCTTTACATTCCGCAGTATGGTTCTGTGAGAAGCATCAATGTTGGTTGTGCCAGTTCAATTATAATGAATAATTACTGCGCTAAAATTCATTCCTCTGTAGTGTAACGGTAACACGAGAGACTTTGGATCTCTTTTTCTAGGTTCGAATCCTGGCAGAGGAATTTTGGAGATTAATATGAGACCTATTGGAAAATGGATATTGGCTAGGGCTTTGATCGGTGGTCAAAAGACTACCGAGGCTGGAATCATCTATAACGAGAAATCAACTTCAAAAATTATTCCAGCAGAAGTTCTTGCTGTTGGTGATAAATTGACTGAAGATATCAAGGTTGGGGACACCATCTGGTGGGATGTATCAAAAATTAAAGATGGTTATCAAGGAAACCATTTGGTCAAGCAAGATTGGGTTGAATTTGTCGAAAGAAATTAACCATTTCTGAACCATAAAAAATCTATATAGTTATCCTATGCTAGAATCGATAAAAGACTTTATAGATTTTGTAATTAAAAATTGGCACTTCTGTTTATTCCTAATGACTTTTACATCAATAGGAATAGGCATAATTCTTTATGCTCTTTGGTGTATGGCTGTAGATAGCGGATATTTGGAATCATAAACTGAGTCGATCATCTTTTCTTGATCTTATTGCTTGGTTCATTTTTTCAAAGTAACCAAGATTTCTAAGTTCTTTAAAGATTAGATTACCTATTCCAAATTCTCCATATTTTTGAATGCTGTCTCGTCTTATATTTTTTATCTGATCTTTTAAAGCCTGCAAGTCTTCATCATCTGCATTTTGTAATAGCAGTGAATCTATTTCATTCTTGAATTCAGATACCTTTTCTGTGCCGGGAACTGATTTTAGGTCTAAATTTTTATTAACTGGCTTTTCAATCCATTCGTCAGTCAATACGCTGTAGACACCTTGGTCTTTTGGAGACTCTGCATCTACGTCTTGGGCATATATTTCTACTTTATGGCCATATAAAGTTATATTGTGTTTCAATGACCAAAGATCTTTTTTGTCTTCAAAGTATTCCTCAACAAAGTCCGGACAATCTGCAATTTCGTTTGTGTCTACAAGCAAGTGTAGATCTACATCCGAATTATCAGTATAATTGTAATTTGCATTACCACCAACAAACAAATAGTCTTTGATTGCGTGCACTGGAATCTTTGCCCACTCCGCCCAAGCATGTCCTATTTGTATTAATTTTTCTCTTACTTCTTCTTTTAACTTTTCATTTTCCCAAAAATCTGGGTTTAACTGATCATGATACTCAAGAGTCATTATTTGTTCTTGTAGTATTCCACCATAATTAATTTTTGATTCATTCTTTTGGCTCTTTGATATTTCTATTGCCTGTAGTTGTGCTACCGCTTTCTTTCTGGATTTGTGTTTCCCCAAAACCTTCTTTCCAGAAGAATCCAGAACATACCATTTATCGCCAACATGTTTGAGCATAGAAATATTTATAAAGAAACAACCCCGAGCGCTCGGGGTTGTCGGACCAAAGATGCTATCTTTGGTGAAATAAGATTTATTATTCAGGTCTGGATTCTAATCGATCCATTGGTGCATGGAATGCGGGTCTTGATGGTTTATCAGGACCTTTATATTCTGGATGTGAATGTATCAATTTCAGTATAGCATTATATGCAGCGTGTGCTTTATCTCCTGCTGCCTTTAAAGATCCCCAATTTCTTGAAGTACCTCTTCCACTAATCCCTTCTGCACGTTCTTCGGCAGCATCGATTGCATCTTGTGCGGCTTTTAATTGTTTATGCAAATCCGCTAATGAAACTTGGCTACTTTCATTTAAAGTTTTTGGAAATCCACCATATGTAAATTTACCATTACTGATGTTGCGACCTTCATTTAGTTGATTGTATTTTGAATTTTGAAATTTCATTTGTTGATCTCGTTTTTAATATTTAGAAATTTATCTAGGAACTGGAATATAATTTGGGGGTGTTGCTACGTCTCTGATAATCCACACACCACAAGAATTTTTAACATCACTTCCATTTATGTCAATAAATTGTGGTATATCGGAATCAGATCCAACTCGAACTAAGGTAGCATTTCCATTATTATCAATAAATTTTGGTGGAATTGTTATTCTCCAGAGATATTTTCCAGATACCAACAATTTTCCTCCACTTATCAATACATTTTCAAATACATCGCTCAATGTTAATCTGTCAACTTCAGAATTTATATCTCCTGTTGAATTGGAACATGGTCTCGCCTTTGAATTGCTACTTATTCTTCTCCATTCATCTAAAAAGTCTTGAATATAATTCATATTATATGGGTTGTATGTATAATCAAAATAATTGAATAATTGTGCTCCATGTAAACACAAATGATACATCATTTCATACCAATATCCTTTTCCAACTCCATTTTCATATGTGAAAGCAGAATAATAATTCGCAAATGGATAATTGGGTGGGCTTACCCATGGTGTAAATCTTTGCCAGAATGTAGAATCGCTTCTCATTGAAGCTCTAAGGAACATCATAGAATTAACTAAAACTTTGAAAGAAAGTTGTTTATAGAATTTTTTGATGCTTCCACCATTACATGCATCTTCTTCAGGATATCTAACCAAAGAAGAATTTGAATAAGTAGTAATTAAATGCCCACACCAACTATAAGTTTCTACATCATTGACTGGAGTTTTAACATATCCAGATCTTATTGGAAAATAAGAAGAATAACTTCCGTTACATGGTAGAGCAAAAGTTGGGAATATAACATTTGTTATCAAACCATAATAAGCATCTGCAGACCAAGTAGTTGATATGGCACTTTGTAATTGTCTTTCAGAATTTGACTTTAAAAGATATTTTGATTCAGTAGAATTTACTGGATATATCTCATATTGAACGTGTTTGGTATTTTCAAAACCACAGACTCCACTTAAAGTATCATCAAATAAATTTTTTGCATAATATCCATGCAACCAAGAAACAACTGTAGCATTCCATGCTGGGACTGCACAATTGTAGAAAGTATATCCACCAGTATATCCTTTGTAATTTATATCTCCGCTATATGGTTGCCACCACAATGAGGGTGGTTTGTATGCAGTAACACCTGTAACATTTATAACTCTTGCCAAAATTTGACCCGGTGTTGAAGTCAAAGATTGATTTCCTATCATGTTTTTATAATTTACTAAAAATTCTCCACCAAATGTCAAGCCAGTTGATGGGTTTACATAACTGCTAAATCTTGAATCTGCATATACCGCTGACATAACTCTTGCATCGGGCATTGGTGTTTCATATGCAAGATTTGGATATGGATCTTGTGGATAACCATAATAAGTATAATTATTCCAATAATTGTAAGTATTGTTGCCGTCTAATGTGAAATAATATTGTGCTTCTTTATCATCTATTACATAATCAAAAGTAACTCCACTACTTGCAAAATTTTGAAGAAGGCTTGTAAATGATAATTTTGCTTCATTTAAATTTACATCCATCCAAGGTGTCATGAATGTAGATCCAGAGTATGTCGTACCATCATTTTTTGCTCTATAGTATGTTTGATGTTCTTTTGTATAAAGATTACAATCTGGCCAATAGTAAAAAACACCCAAACATCTTCTGGTGGGAGGTATACTAGACAATCTACTCTTCACATTGCTTAACATACTTGAAGAAATATCAGAATTATTTGTAACACCTGGAGTTCTATAACCATTGTAAGAATTTCCAGAAATATTTACTGCAGGTACTATTCCCAAATAAACATAAGAGGTGGCACCCCACTTATATCTGTCGTCTGCAGAATATGTAAACATATCGTCGCTAGTAAATGCATTTGCCCACAACGCATAACCAGTTGCAGATTTTGGAGCAGAAATTTCAGAAGCATAAGTTCCAGTGCTGTAGTTCACATAATTAGTTGCATTTGGCAAAGCATAGATGTTTCCACGTATAATTGTGGTAACTCCGAGTTTTCCCGGAACTTCTACCTTTACATCATAATTGTATGGTCTGCTTGTTGTTAATTGATTTGAATAACAAGATCCCAAGCAAAAATATGCAGTACCAGTATTTTTTGCTGTTATTCCTCCAGTATATCCAAATGGTTCAACAAAATTTTTAAATGGATCAATATATCTTGAATATGATGATATTAATTTTGAAGAATGATATCCACCTAACTTTACTTGCATGTGTAAAGTGCATCCTCTAAAATCAAAAGTAGATCCACTGCTATTAAAAAAGAATTGAGACCATCTAACTGTATCGCCTTTTACAACCGATATATCGTAATGTATTGCCATATATCTATTTATTCTCTTGACATAACCCATTTAGGTGTTATAATAACCATATGAATAATTCAGACATTGAAGAACTCATTTATGAATATGGTCATGTCATGTACCGCATCGGTAGAATGGAAACCG